GTGACGTTAATGAGGTTTTAAATTCTGCTCGAGTTTCTGAGCAACCTGCTTGGGTGTTTAAGTCTGGTTCTAATATTGTCCCTGGATTTGCTTGTCCGCCTCGTGCTAAACGTCATGATTACTTTACTTCTGCTCTTCCGTGGACACAGAAAGGCCCAGGTGTAGAAATTCCGCTTGGTACTTCTGCTCCTGTTTTATCTGCTAAAAGTGCTTCCACTAATTATTTATCTCCTAATATTTCTTATAGAGGTTCTGTCGGTGTTCAGTCAGGACACATGAATATTATTAATCCTAATGGTGGCGCTACTACTGATATCAGTATGAAGCTTGATGATTTCGGCTTATATGCTGATTTAACTAAAGCTACATCTTATACGATCAACAGTCTTCGTACTGCCTTCCAAATGCAAAAGTTTTACGAACGCCTTGCTCGTGGTGGTAGTCGGTATACAGAAGTGCTTCGCTCTTTCTTTGGCGTAGTTTCTCCTGATGCTCGTCTTCAGCGTCCGGAATTTCTTGGCTCTTTTACCAAAATGGTAAATGTTAATCCAATAGCTCAAACTTCTGCAACCGACAGCACCTCTCCTCAAGGCAATCTCTCTGCTTATGGTGTTACTGCTGCTAAGTTCCATGGTTTTACTAAGTCTTTTGTTGAGCATGGCTATATTTTTGGTTTTGTATGTGCTCGTGCCGATCTTACTTACCAGCAGGGTATTAACAAGATGTGGCTTCGCTCTACTGTTTATGATTTTTATTGGCCTACATTCGCTCATCTTGGCGAACAGGCTATTGAGCTTCGTGAGATCTATGCTCAAGGTTCTGAAGCTGATACTACTGTTTTCGGCTATCAGGAGCGTTACGCCGAGTATCGTTATAAGCCTTCGCAGATTACGGGTAAATTCCGTAGCTCTGCAACTGGTGGTAACCTTGATGTTTGGCACCTTTCACAATTTTTCAAAAATGCTCCTACTCTCAATGAGGAATTCATTATCGAAAATCCACCTATTGAGCGTATTATCGCTGTTCCCAGTGAGCCTGAGTTCTTGCTTGACGTAGGCTTCCGTTACACTACTGTGCGTCCTATGCCTATGTTTGGTACGCCCGGCCTTGTTGATCACTTCTAGAAGGAGTTGGTTTTATGTCATGGCTTTCTAATACATTAGGCAGTGTTGCTGGTTCTGTATTAGGATCTGCAGTTCAGAATCATTACAATTCTGCTAATGCCGCACAGGCTAACGAGTGGAACGTTGAAAACTATAAACATCGTTATCAATGGGCTGTAGAAGATATGCGCAAGGCTGGTCTTAACCCTATTCTTGCCGCAACTAATGGTATAGGCGGTTCTATATCTGGAGCTTCAGCCGCTTCTGTAGGCATGAGTGATATAGGTTCTACTATGAACTCTGCTAAAGCCGCTAGTGCCGCTGAAAGGCAGGCTAAGAATGCCGAACATCTTGCAATATCTCAAATTGATAAAAACGTCGCAGAAGCCGATTCTGTGCGTCAGAGTACCCATGGTACAGTTCTTCAGAACGGTATTCTTGCAAACGATCTGAATCTTCGTGAGCAGACTTATGAAAAACGTCTTGGTTACGAGCTTGAGAAGATGAATCTTGAGCTTGAAAACCTTCGCCTTCAAGGTTCTTACCTTAGCTCTGGTGTTTTGAACAACATTGCTTCTGCTAATCGTGCTAATTCTGCCGCCGCTTTTGATAATATTCAAACTGAAATGGCAGGTATGGAACGTGATTTCTATAAGAATATCGAAAGTTTTACAGGTGTTCCTAGATCTGTCTCTAGTGGTGTTGGCTCTACTGTCAAAAATGTTATAGGCTTCCTCGGAGGTCGTTACTTTGGAAGGAGATAACTTTTATGTCTAATAAAACTACTATGATTTTGACTTTTATTGTTTCTGTTGTTGTTCCCTTTATTCAGGAAGTCGTGGATCTAATTGAAGCTCTGAAAGGTAAAGCTTCTTCGAATACTGTTACTGCTAAAAAAGTTGCTTCGGACTTTCAAGCCGATGTTGCTCAACTTGTTGAGCCAGTTGCTAATAAGAATGATTCTAAAAAAACTAGCCGTTTTTTCGGTTCTTGGAGGGATGCTAAATGAGACGACGTCGCTTATCTAAACGAGGTTCTCGCCGTCTTTTCCGGCGTACCTCCAGATCTCGTCGTAGAAATTTTAAAAGAGTAGGACGAGGTGGATTTAGGATTTGACATTCTGACTTAATCCTGATACAATCGGTACAGGTGATTAATATGGTTTGTTATAATCCTATTCTTATGTACCCAGTCGAGGGAGCGATTACAAAAAATGGAAAACAACATTATAGTTTTTACGGTAGCCTTGCCTCTCACCCCGAGCTTGCTGGCGATAGCCGTTTCATTCGTTGTTCTTGTAAACAATGCATCGGTTGTCGTCTCGAAAATAGTAGACAGTGGGCTGTCCGTGCTGTTCACGAAGCCCGTTCTTCGTCTTCTGCTTATTTCGTTACTTGCACTTTTGACGATTATCATTTGCCGCGTGATAAAAGCTTAAGTAAGAAATTTCATCAGACTTTCATGAAAAATCTTCGTCGCGAGTATGGCAGTGGTATTCGCTTTCTCGGCTGTGGTGAATATGGTGAACTTCATGGTCGCCCCCATTATCATTACATCTTGTTTAATATTGATTTTGATGACAAAATTTTTCGGTTCCGTACAGACGGTTATAATACTTATACTTCTTCTCGTTTTGCCAAAGTATGGAAATACGGTATGCATCTTATTGGTGAGTTTAGCTTTGATTCTGCTGCCTATGTCGCTCGCTATATAGTTAAAAAACAGACAGGTAAAGACGCTCCTTCTCACTATAAAGGTCGCATTCCTGAATTCATGGTTTCTTCTAATCGTCCCGGCATAGGTGCTAAATGGCTCGAAGATCATGGCGAAGAATGCTATGCTAATGATTATGTTGTTATCAACGGTAAGAAGATGCGTCCTCCTCGTTATTATGATAAGAAATTTGATGAAACGCATCCTCATTGGATGGAGTTTATCCGTAATAACCGTATTGAGAAGATGCTTCATAATCTTGAGAACAATACTTTTGAGCGTTTAGTTGACCGTTGTCGCGTTCAGGAAGGTAAATATAAACATTTTCTTGGCAGAAAACTTGACAAGGTATTGTGACTGTGTTATCATTAAGTCAGAAATGAGGTGATGTTTATTAGTGAATTTGAAGCTGTTAAAAATTTTCTTCGTGAGCGTGATATTTCTTTTAACTTTCTCTTTCGTGGTAGTAAATATGCCGCTTACCGTCTAAAGCCTGATGGTTTTAGGGTTATTCGTCTTGATAATGATTATTTTGTTGTATCATCTACGATTTATCTTATGATTCGTAGGTATCTAATTGCGTTTAGAAAAGGAGATGGTTCCGCTGAGACTTTATTCCATTTATGATTCTAAGGCTGAACAGTTCAGTCCTCCACAGGTTTACCACAATGATATGCTTGCTCTGCGAGCTTTTGAAGGTATAGTTAACGATGATAAAATGCTTATTAAAAAGTATCCTGAAGATTTTTCTCTTTACTATATTGGCAATCTCGGTGACGGCGACGGTCGCTATTACATTGAGAATTGTGACGAGTCCCGTATTCCTGTCATGGTTGGTCGCGCCATAGAATATGTGCAGACTGTTGACAATGATTCTACTAAATGATAATCTAATAAAGAGCGTATCAGAAAAAGGACGATCTCACGGAGATCGCCCTTTTTTTGTACGCTACGCCCGCCGCGTCTAGGCGCCTGCGAAAGGAGGTGAAACTATGAAATTTAAGACAGCTTACGATCCTGTAGAAGAACATGATCATTGCGGTATTGAGTTTACTATGCCCTCTCTTACAGTTCAGGACGAGAAAGAGGAAACTGATATCAATTACATCGTAAATAAGTATGCTGACGGTCAGAAAGGTATCATGACTCTTGACCTCGGCGATAGTTCGCAATACGCTTACTTGCAGTTCGGAGATGCAACGCTTCCCGGCGACTACAGTACAGCGCTTGAGCTTGTGTCCGGAGTTCGTGAAGAATTCTACAGTTTACCCGCTTATATTCGAGCAAAATTCGGTCACGATCCTATGAATTTCATTGACCATTTGAATGATCCTGCAACGCTCGAATATCTCCAACAACAAGGTCTATACGGTAGCAAATATACCTTTGATGAACCACAACAGTCTATAAGTAGTGAACAAACACAAAAAGAAAGTAACACTTTAGAACAAAATAATGAAGAAACACAAAAATAGGCGTCACCGAAGCCAGTTACTTACTTGATGTAACTGGCGTAGGTGACGCAAAAATAATCTAAAACCTAATAATAATTTGCTTTAGGTTAATTATTAGGTTTACACTTCGAAGAAGGTGAAATTTTGGCTCGAAAAAAAATAAGAGTTCGAGGACATCGCTTCAGCGATGCTCCTGCAATGTACATGAAAAGGACTAAATTTGACCGTTCTCATGTTTATAAGACAACTTTTAACTCAGGTAAGCTTATACCTGTATTTGTTGACGAGGTTTTGCCTGGCGATACTACTCGTATGTCTGTTAATTACTTCGCTCGGCTGGCTACTCCTATTAAGCCTATCATGGATAATATTTATCTGGACTGGTTTTTCTTTTTTGTACCAAACCGCCTCGTTTGGGAACACTGGCAGAACTTCTGCTTTGAGCAGGAAGACCCTGATGATAGCACTGATTATGTTATCCCTACTGTTAGTGCTACTGGTAACTCTGAAAATGCCTATATAGGCTCTCTTTGGGACTATTTCGGCTTGCCTGTGAATACGTCTGGTAATTTATCTGGTATTAGTGCGCTTCCATTCCGTGGCGTTTATCTTATTTACAATGAATGGTTTAGAGACGAAAACCTTCAGAAATCTGTTAAGATTCAGAAAGGTGACGTTAATGAGGTTTTAAATTCTGCTCGAGTTTCTGAGCAACCTGCTTGGGTTTTTAAATTTACTTTCTTTATAATCTGTTCCATAATTTCCCTGTGTATCAGCCGCAAATGTTACCGTATGATTTTTCGCATTCCATGTACCTGTAATTGTAGTTGTTTTATCAGTCTCCTTATTATAAACCGTAAGCTTTGGTTTTGTATTCGTCGGAGTTAATGCTTCGTCTAATGTAACAACCAGTTTTCCATTGTAATATCCCGTTTTCGACTGTAAGGTTTTATTAGTAATCTTCTGTGAAACAGTAACTGTTGTCGGACTTTTTACTGTCGTAACCTGAGCTCCTTCTGCAAAGTTATCCGAAATATCCATCGCAATACCTGTCACAAACATGGTAACCCAGTGTGTGTAATCCCCTGTATTGGTCTGCAGCGTGTATTTATTATTTGCATAGGCAGGCTGTGTACTCTCTTTGGGAATTGTAAAATCAACCAAATCTCCCTTTGTTGTCGTTGCTTTATCGTATAAAGGCCATCCATTGATTGACAAAAATGGAGTTATTCCCTTTGCCAATTTTAAAATCAATTTATCCTTTGCAAATTTTTCAGTCTCTTCCTGTGCATACAGATTATTTTTTTTAAATGAGGACATCTTGTTACTGCTCTCTACAAAAACCATCAGATATTGTCCTGTCAACGGCTCTTTATCATTTGCCTTATATGCCTTTGACTTTATACTCGTAAGCATTCCGGTCTTGATATCTTTCTCTACCCATTCTCCATCGTGTTTTGAAACATCATCAATATTAAAATCCGCAGACATTCTAAGACGTACTGCTCTCATCGGAACCGTTATATCACAGTTTTCCACAACGATCAGCTGCCATCCTCCGGCGCCCTCACCGCCACCGATATGTTCATAATACGGAATGTTAAATACCGAATACGTTCCGTAGATTTTGTCACTTTTATTAATGATGTCTGTTACATCTGCATACATATTGACAAAAGTGTACTGTTTATTTACTCCATTTTCCTTTTTTTGATCTATATAATCGATCGACCGATTATCATAAGTTGCATACTGTGCCTTTATCAGTTTTGCCGATCCATCCGGCAGTACAAAGGCGATTTCTGATTTTGCCAAAGCAGCTGCATCTGTCGTCGATCTGTCTATACTTGTCCTTGCCTGCCATACCAGATATGCTGCACGGATCGTCCCATCCGCACCTTCTGACTTTGTCAGCTTTGCAGACCGGTTGTTTTTGATCTTCTTTCCGATCACTGAATTATCTGCATTTTTCAAAACATTTTCCGCAGCTTTATACTGGTCTTTTTTACTATCATAGGTATTATAATTCGTAACGATATCATAAGCCCATGTATCATAGTTCGTATTTCCGGTATAGTTGATATTCAACCGTCCATACAGCGGTTGTCCTGCCCCCGCCTGTGAATCCGTCATATAGACTTCTCCTGCTTCTTCTACCGTGATCGCTTTCACACTCTGTGGGATCATGGTGACCAAAAACATTACTGCACAGAGCAGTAAAAATCTGCTTAATTGTGTTATCCTGTTTCTCATAAATCTCCTTTCGACTTTTTTGTCATGTGTAATTTATATTTTCATTTTGAAAATACCGTAATAATAAAAAATGAACTGCAAGGTAATCAGATGCCAAGCAGTTCACTTTTCTGTGGCAGCCTATAATAGACTGCCATCTACTTTATTAAATTTTCCTTGCTGTTTAAAGTTTTGTTACCCAACCATCCTTTTCCCTAGCTTCATCTATGCCTCTTCCTGTCCTAAACCCTGTACTATATTCAGCAAAGGAAGTCTGTTTATCGCTGACAGTCACTTTCCAGGAATAACTCCAACGTCCATCCGCTGTTTTTAAAGTAATAA